TACAAGGTGTCGGTCGCTACTTTTCTGGCTATACAATTCGGCAAATCAAGCTCTTCATAAATAGCTGTTTTGGCGAATCTACTATCATTCGCTTTCGCCCCGATCATGCTCCAAAACTCAACCGCATCACTATCAGTTTGATTCTTCATCAAGAAAAAATCATCCAAGTCCGGTGTACTTAATACTGATCCTTGTTGTCCATATTCGTACCAAAAATTTAAATACACCAGAAATTCGCCAGCTGTCCCTGAAGCATCACCGAGGAAGTAGATGCCCATATCAGCAAGAAATACCTGACCATCTCCAAACCCGCCTGCGATGATATCAAATATCCATAATTGTGGCCCACTCAGATCTGTAGCGTCTAATCCTTGGGCTTGGGCTATATAGTTATTGTTCGCAAGACCCAATCCAGGCAACGATACAATTTGCCTGAATGGAATTGCGATGTTCTCTCCGGCGAAATCTGAATTTGGATCATCCTGACCCACTATTCTTGTATATAACCCTAAATCCAAAAGACTCTTCCCTGCTCTCCTGACTTTCTCTCCCGCTTCCCATACCGTTCCGGCTGTCGCTCCTTCATCGGTCAAAATTCCTGTTGACTTTTTATAACTAAACATCCAGAGTTGGGATTGTATGGCGGTAGCGCCTGATATTTCGTTTGCGGCGTCATTGTACCACCTTCTGACCAGAAAGAATACATCTGTAGCGTTGTTGTGCATATCTCGAATGTGGTGTGTCGGAGAAGCATCCACCAGTGAAGCTACATCAACTAACATCTCCCAACTTCCATCAAAGCTGGATCTCCATAATTCGGTACCAATTCCGGCGTACACAAATTCATTTGTTCCATCAACCGTGATACAATACGGATCAATCGGGTGATTCAATCTTGGCGGTCTGCCCCATATGTTGAAACGAGCTGTTGATAAATTGACTTTCATATCGGCTATATCGCGCTTGCCGGCGCCAAAACTTGAAGCGTCCAATGTAGCTTCCAGTATCTGCTGCAACGCGGCACTGTGATGCCATACAGCCGTTGAGAATGTATCATCATCATTCCTCTGAATGATAATCTCGTCATCCGCTTTCTCAGGTAGCAATTTTTTCTGGATAGTCTTTAGGTTCAAGAAGTCACCATTCTGCCCTCTCAACCTCACAAACCGTCCGATCTCTTCAACCGTACAACTACCAGTCAATGCTGTTACTGTAACCTTCAACATAAAGCCGCTGTAACTTGTGCTACCGTCGATGACGAGCGTTCCAACTCTCCAATTCTCAGCTGAGTCCCACTGAACCTTGCCCTCTCCGGTAAAATCTGATGTACCATCGACAAGGCCATTATTCCCGAGCGTCATTGCGGCGCTGAAGGTGTCTCCGCCTGTTGAGTATTTGAAATTCAGTGTGGCCGTTGTGAACGGTGTATCAAACGTTACGTTGAAACCAAAGAATCGCTCTGAGGCAATTAACCAAAGCTCGTCAGACGTAGCAACTAACACTGCCGTGTTTACGTCTGTATCCGGCGTATTGATATCATCTTCAATTTCATCATAAGTCCCAAGACTATCATCGAAATTCAAAACACGTGGAAAGTGAAGTTTGATGACCTCTTCTTCACCCTTATCAAATCTCAAAGTTGGCGTGCCCTGATCTCCTATTTGTTTGCCTGAAAGTTCTTGTTTAACAGACACCCACGTTTCTGTATCTTCATCTGGATATTCATTTAATTCGTTTTGCTCTCCGAATTTAACAATAGCAAATTTCGATCCACTACGATCAAATAATTTTCTGGTCACATTATCGACATCATCCATATCCGATACTGTATTAAGATACACCCATGGCCCATTTCTCCACTTGAACCAATATGGATATTTGAATTCAAGTACATAAATTCCGGTCAAAGTATCATTTGAAACAGATATGACTGAAATCCCCTTCATCTTTTGGTTACCAACTCTTTCAGCAAATGAAGATGCGGCTCTTGTTCCACCAAAAGGATTATACTCAAGTGACTTGATTCCCTCTTCGGTTAGATCGTTGGATTCAAACGAGTCAATCTCAATCCCTCTCACTCTTATCAATTCTATCGCTGTCTTATCTGAAATATTAAAGGCCGGAATGTGCTCCAGCGTCCGGCTGTGACCGTATATCTTGAATGTTAAGGTCTTATTATATAAATCAGGCTCCAACTCTGTTAAATCTATTTCCCCGCCGAACCAGATAATGTTATCATCTTGGCCTTTGAATCCGGTCAGGTACTTGGCCCAAAATGGATTCCCCGAATCAAATATGCCTGTTCCCTCTCGTTTCTGAAAATAGCCTGTGCTGTTATCGGCTGTAATGTCTATCTCGCCAGAATCAAATTCATTGAGGTTGTTACCTTCAATTGCGACAACGGCCTCTCCGATAGGGTTGATGACCAGTTTCGTGGTTATATCGTCAACCGTACACACCACTTCACCGAGGTCAGCAGCAACGAATGCCGGCGATCCGGCGAATGAAAATGTAGTTTCAGTACCAGCAAATGTTGGTGTGGCGTTGAGCGTGAAATTGACTGAGAAGTCTCTCAAAGGAAAGAACACCTCATCACCATCAGCAAAATTAGATGTTACATCTCCATTCACTTTAATAGAAGTTCCAGAGACGATGGTGGTGATTTTGGTGAATTGCTCATACACAACAACCCTATCGATGACCATAGGGACATTACCAACGGAATTTTGAAGCGCTTGTGACGCTGCTGTTAGTGTTTTCATGAACGTCTGTTGAATCGTTTGTCGTGATTAAGTTCTGCCTCTTCCAAATTGTTGTCGATGACCTTTCTCCAATATTTCGGCTCATCAACTTGAGGATTGACCAAGACCAAATCGCCTTCAATGGTCATCCCTCTTGATCCTTCTGTGCTACCTTCAAGAAACGATCCGCCATCTGCCGCGCTATCGGAATTGACCCCAAGCAACTTATTCCTAAAATCGTTGCGAGTTGATCTGGTAACACTCGCTGGAACAATAGTCTCACCGGCATGAACGTTTAGCAAGCCGCTCCGGTCGATGCTGGCTCCGGTGGCTGCTTTGGCTATAAGTCCCTTGGCTACGGCTTGAGCAGCTGAAATCAGTGTGATTCCTACAGCCGCCTTGGCTGCGGCCGCAAAGTTCTTCGGTATAGTAGCAAGCGCCAAAGCGATGGTTGCCTTAAGAATGTTCTTGTATACTCCGGCGATGATATCAACCAAATCGCTCAAGGCTGTCTTCCAAGAATCAGCTATCTTCAACGCTGAATTTCCAATAGCCGTTCCCATCACTTCAGATATCTGGGTCACCGCAGCGGCTGTTGCTCTTGCCGCGCGTTGCCTCTCTCTGTCTACTCTTTTACCTTCAGCAATTTCGTGTTGAGCATCTTCTGTTACTTGCCTTCTCCGGCGCTCTGAAAATTCCTTTAAAGATTCCTCATCTTGTTTCTGGAATTCAAGTTCCTCTTCTCTTGCTAACTCTCTGGCCAACGCCTCTTCAACTCTGGCGCCGTCTCTCATGAGCTTAATATTTTCCAGCTTCAACTCTTCAAGCGTCTCTTCTTGCTCTTGTTCATCCAACAAAAAGCTATTATCAAGCAAAGGCTCCTTTAATCCGAAGTTTCTGAGATTCTGAAGTTGTAAACCGATGTTCTTAATTTGCTCAGATACTTTGGTGAACTCTGAAGTGTTACCAACTGCTTCAGCAAATACATCGCTCAATTTCTGTAACACATCTTGTTCAACCTTCAAGTTGTTCAATCTGGACAATTCTTCTTTGGACAACTCTTTTGTTTGATCAAACTCGATGAGCTTGAGTCTATTAATTTCAAGCTGCTTGACTTGAAGCAACGTTTGGATGGTGCTCAAGTCTGATACAACATCACCAAATCTGCCGCCCTCTGTCGCTGCTTGCTCAAGATTCTTTCTGAGCAACCTTGATCCCGCCGCTATATTCCCGAATTTGATTTCAGTCTCTTTCAGTCCGGCTGAATCAGCTAAAATATCCAAAGTGTTTAGTACGCCTTTGATCTCATCACCAACAAGGCCGAAGTTGACTGGTCTAAATGAATTTAACAAGTCTTTGAATATCCCTTGGTCACTTGCCGCCTCTTTCTTTAGCGCCATAAGTTGATCTTCAAGCCTAATCAGCGACAAGGTCAACTCGGCAGTCGCTAAATCAACTTCAGCTTTGGTCAAGGTCTCAATCTCTTTGGTTGCTTTCCCTGCTGCCTCTTTTACATCTTCCAATTTTCCGGCGTAAGTATCAGTTTGAGAAATTAAATTAGAATACACGCCATTGATTTCATCTATAATTAGTTTTTGTCTGGCTGAAAGCTCGTTGGATCCTTTCTGCTTTTCGTCCAGCTTCAAAAATTCTTCAGCCAACTTCTTCAAATGTTTGCGCTCTTCAGTCAAACTTGTAACCTGCTCACGAACCAGCTTAAGGCTTTTCTCAATCGCCTCTTGTCTGCGCCTCTCTTGTCCAACAAAGAAGATAGCCGCTCCAGCCAAAGCGATTAAGCCAGCTGTTATTAATCCGATTGGCCCACCGGCAGCCAATAAAGCAACTTTCATCGCTCCGAAACCTGCGACAATCTTGGGTATGGCGCTGGCCAACAGGAATAATGGGCCAACTATCAATCCAAGCGCTCCGGCTAAAATTGGGCCAATAACTGTAATTTTCTTGAATAAGTCGGGCATGGCTATGAATGTTAGCACAAAATCTCTGACCGCATCTGTTAGTCCTCTTATGATAGGCTCCAATACGGTTCCAAGTTGAATTGCTGCTTCTTGAAGCGCTGATACAAGCAATCTCCACGCTCCTTTTAAGGTATCTATTTGTGTTGCCGCTTGTTGCGCTGCCTTGTCCGTGTCGGTGATCTTTTCTTGGAGCGCGTCCAACTCCCCTGAACCCTTTGAAAGTAATACTGAAAATGCCGCAATCGCTCTGAGGCCGAAGATGTCTTTGAGTTCATCGCTGGCTTGTCTCAACTTATTAGCAGGAATGGCCTTTTCAAATCTCTTCAAAATCTCACTTAAACTGTTGAATTGCGGGTTGACTTCTCTGGCGCCGATTCCTAATGATTCAAGCGCCGAATTAGCTGCTTTTGTAGGTTTAACCAATCTGAGGAATATCTGCCTTAATTGAGTACCAGCGATTGACGCCGTAATTCCGGCATCAAACAAGGTCGATAGCGCCGCTGTTGTACTCTCGATAGATTCACCCATCTGAAAAGCAACTGGGCCAACAAATTTCATTGACTCCTGTAACTTCTCCATGTTGGCGAGAGAGTTTGAAATGGCTGCGGCAAAGGTATTTGCTACACGTCCAGCATCACCAGCAGCAAGGTTGAATTGGTTAAGAGTAGCAACCACAATATTGGTAGTATCAGCCAAATTACTTTGAGTTGCTGTAGCAAGATTTAATGTTTGTTCAAGTGAAGCAATGACTTCATCCGTCGCAAAACCCGCTTGGGCCAAAAAGAACATAGCGTCTGCGGCTTGAGAGGCCGTGAACACTGTAGTCTTTCCCATCTCCCGAGCGAACTGGGTCAAAGTGTCCAACTCTTCCGTTGTAGCCCCGAGTACAGATTGGGTATTGGCCATTGATTGTTCAAACTTAGCAAATACAGACGTGGCCAAAGCGCCCAAGCCCACCAAAGCACCAGAAACAAGGGTGATGTTTTTCCCCATAGTCTTTAGTTGCTTGGACACTAAGCCCATCTGGCCAACAAAAGATTTAACTTCAGCTTTACCAGCTGTAAACCCTGCTCTCAGGGTGCTAATATCAGCTCGAATATTGACCCAAAGCTCTTGTAAGATATTACCCTTTGTCGCCATCTGCGTCCTCTTTTGATTTTCTCATATTGTCCATTCTGTTTTGAGCTATCTTCTTCATTGCTTTTTTCGCTCTCTCTGTTAAACCAAATCCTGGAATATTAGCCAAATCAAAAATATCAGTGGCCGATTTCATATCATGTTGAGTCTTATTCCCTTGTTTATCATATGAAATCCAACGCCCTTTTCGGCCTCTGCCTGTCTTAGCTTCATCTTCAGCCTCTTCTCGAATCTGTCCCAACTCTTCCATTCCATCAGTCAGTACCTTAATTTGAAGCCGCGTTAATCCAAGAACATACTCAAGAGTCCATCCACAATTCTTGCAGAGAAGATAGACCAATCCAGCAATTGTTAACTTACTTTTCTGCGGATCGGCATTGTAGGGTTTTCACGTACATTCCCATCTTTATCAACCTGAACCCCGAGATCATTTAAATCAATAAGAATTTGCGATGCTTTAATCATAATACCAAAAGAGAAATTCTCCAAAATTTCCTCTTCTTTAACGTCCGGCATCGTCTTTTCCAAGCCCATTAAAACCATCTTGGCTCCGGCAGCGCAATCTTTTTGTGTAAACCCGCCTTCACCTTTCTCCGCTTTCTCCGCTGCCGCTTGGAATAGAAAGATCAATTTGGTCAACTCCGGTATGTGCTTGATCGGAACCGGAGCGATGTGATACGCTTTCCATTCCGCTTTGCCTTCCTTCATTCCAAGAAAGACATTCATCTTCTCTCCAAAACCTTGAAGCATCTCCAGAGCCTCTACATCACTCTGGTAGGGCACTTCTTCTCTTTCTTTTTCTTCTTCAACTGCTGCTTTTGTGTCTTTTTCACTCATAATTTTCTACCTCATAGGCCTATGATTTAAAATATAGGCTGAACGCTTCATCAGGCTCACAGGCCAGTAATTACCTGAATCCACGTCCAGCCAATTGTTAGAGGAAACAACCCCTTACGATACGTCTCCAACATCAATTGTAGCAACCTGATTCGACTCATTCGATTCAGCGCTAAAATCAAAGTTTGGAATCAAGTGACCATCTCGGGCAAACGCCATAGACAGCTTGGTGCTTCTGCACTTCACAAGCGTTATGGAGAATGTGACGCCGTCAGTTATCAACGTTAAGACCAACTGGAACGTTGAAGGTGATGCGGTGTTGTTAATCGTCAAGACATCTCCACCGATTGTTCCACCAATCAGCTTTTGAAATGACGCCGCATCAATGTCGGCAAATTCAGCATTCCCAGTAATGGTTCCGGTGTGAACCCGAACATCTACTGGATACAACGCTGAGCCGGAGAATAGCTGAGCCTGATCGAACGAAAAGTCAATGGACACGTTTTGAAGGTGGCCAATATTCTTTCCGCCATACGTCATGGTTGCTATTCCGAATTGTATTGCCATGATTATTACTCCTTATGTGTTAATTGTTTCATCGTCACAAATTACCCGATACCGCATAATTTTAGAATAAAATCTATCAACAGCATCTGGTACTCGCAACGCACTTTCCTGAATTAGTAACCGGCACCGCAGATTCTTACCACTGGCCGCAGCGGTAGCATTTAAAGATGCCGGCTTGTTATTTAAAAGAAAATCAATTCTCGCTCCGATCCTATCCAACGTTGTTTGCGGTGAAGTGTTTTCATCCATATGTGTTCTCGGCTTAATGACCAAGAAATATCGCCTTGTAGGCAATCCCACTTCTGCTCCACCCTCTTCAACGCTGAGATCAATTCTCGGAAAATCTATTACAACGTGTACATCTTCTCTTTGTATTCTGTTGCTCACATAACTATCTATTGAGCCCACATCATTTCCGGTCGCAGCATTATCCCCGAGTAAAATTTCACGAACAGCCGCTAAAATGATTTCATCTTTGCTGTATGATTCGTTACTCATATCAATCCGTGTTTAAATGCGTCAACCAATATCGCTTGAACTTGAACTTGCTTATTCTTTAAGGCATCAACAAGAAAAGGCCTCATCTCCATGAAAATTGTCCCTTCGTGTACATAAATAGCATAAGACAAATTCAGACCAACCACCCCTTCAACAACATTCGGACTGAAATTGGTGATTTGGTGAGTGATCGATCTCCTCAATAGTCCGGTATCTACAGCTGGAGCATAATACCCTCTTGATACCAACCTAACTGCTTCTGCTTCAATTATTAAAAGCGCTCTGGTCATACCGTCCAAAGCCTTGATCGGCGCTATCTTGCTCATCATATTAAACTTGGCGATTAATGGGGCAGCGCCACGAACAAATACGCCGTTCCGCGCCCCGAGTCCACCGCCGAAACCACCAGATCTTAGCGCTCCAAGTTTTGAAAGAGATTTTAGTGATGGTACAGAAGGCATTAAGCTCTCTCCGCTGATGTGTGATTCAAAAATATCTCCCAATGAAAAATCCTATCGCCTGTTATCTGGCCACCTGGTTTTTTATCGATGAACGTTATGGTGTATTCATCTGAACCATCAATCAACATATCGCCTATCTGTCCACCGTGACCCCCATCAGTCAACCCTTTGTGAGTTGAAGCTGAAATTGGACCAGCGGCACCGCCGACACTTTGGCCAAATAACTTATTCCGAGTGAGCCTGATTTTCAAAGCGGCCTCAATCTCTGTCCTTGCTCCGACCGTATCGCCGCTGGCGTCCAAAGTGGTTGTCTTTCTTTCAATTACAACCGTCTTGTTTAATTTTCCCGCTCTGATGGCCATATTTACTTTCTCTTGAATATAAGCATCTCAAACGCCGCTGTTGAATCTCCGTACACCCAAATTTCAGTTAGATTCACCGGAAACACTTCCATAGTCGGATTTGTAGCGTTGAAAGGGATTGTCCAAAATTTCTTGGTGGTTGCAGTATCAAATGAAAGGTGGATGTTCTTATTTGTAGACATATTCTGGAACCAAATTTCAGAAGTCCCGCCGCTCCACCTGATTCGCCTTAACAGCGTGGTTGCCGTGGTACTGACGTGTTGAACTTTGCCTGGTTGATCTTTCTTGGTATATCCCGAGGCCTCAACTTCTGGAGTTGATATTTCAATGGTGGTTAAGGCTATGACGATGAACAATCCAACTACTCCCAATAAACTTTTAAGCGCTTTCATAAAATTCTCCTTTATACAAAGTTGTAATATTTTTTCTTCAACTCGCTGATTAACAATTTAATCTGAGCATCGTATTTTGTCCGGACATTAAGAAAGGACAAGTCATATACTTCCTCATAATCTCCAGCTTGTATAGATTTCAATCCATCTGATGCTGATTGCTGGTCATTCACTTCTCCCCATTTAGCCAACATGATTGTGGCCAAATTTCCTACTTTGGCCGGAACTGAAGCAAACCCCCAAACATATGATACCTTCAACGCTTGAGTTCCCCGAGTAAATCCTGTTATGACGTCCGATCCTGATACATTCTTACTCTCTAATTTAACAATGCCTGTCTCCCCGCCTTCATCCAAAACATACGCGCCCGAATTAACAACCAATGGGCTTGAACTTCGAGCATCATCAGTAATTGAAGTGATTGAAATGATAGGCCGATGCTTTAACATAATGCTCTTAACAAGGCCGGAGCCAATCAGCGGCGCTCCAATATCATAGCTTTCATCTGTGACTGTTTTGGAGCTAAAAGATTCTCCATTAAAAGTTTGATTATCGATCCACGCCATGATTTGAGTTTGCATAGCGCTTGTAAGTGCTCCGGCGCTAACTCCGGCCAATGAAGCTGCTTGTGCTACACTACCATAAAATGAAGCCGGATCCAACGATGCTTCATTACTTACGATTCTCCACGTGAATGTGAACGGCGGCAAATCTCCCACACTACCGTGCTCAAATACGACCTGGGTCAATGACTTGGATAAAATGGAAACAAAATTCTTAGCATTAACGCTAACAATTTCAATCTCCGGTATGACTGTGAATGCTGGCGGCGTCAATTCTTCAGCTGATTCCCCTAAAGTGGTCAAGTCAACCGTTAGCGTTCCGATGGTTGGAAATGAATAATCTTGATATGTCCACTCTTGTCTTGTACCCATCTCTGCTCCTTTTAATTACCATTACCAATTCTTTTTACGCCAAACATCATTTGTTCAATCGCTAAATTATCTGTACCATCTTGATTGACGGCATAACACTCTAAAATATCTCCAACGTTCAAAAAATAATCCCCGCTTGTGGCGCCTCGTTCAAGTTGCGTATTTGAAACAATCGCTTCCAGTATAATATTCCCAGGCATTACTGATGTCACCGTTCCGCCTGAAACATACGCGCCATTTCCAGCAATATCAACGTGCGCTAAATCCTGTAAGGAATAAGTATCAGCCGTCAAACGAGTGACTTGGAAGTCACCATTCGCGTTGGTATTACCAACCACGCCTGATTGAGTTATACCGTCTCCACTCTTTAATCCGTGTCCAACCGATGTAACAACAATCGGCGTAGCATTTGTTGCGTCTGTAATAGTCTTAACGGTATTAAGAATGATTTCAACACCCAAATGAAACTCAACCGATCCGCCACCATCATTGGTGAGCGATGCTTGGATGTGAACCTCATAAGTTCCGGCTAAACTGATTACAAAATCATCATCTGTAGTCGCATCTCCAACAACATTCCCTGATGCATCTTCCGCGCCTTCATTTTCAAATATAGTCACTTGTGTATAAACATTTTGAGATGTAATCGTTGCTGTTGCGGCTGATCCGTGGAACCACAAAGATGAATAAGCGTTGCGCAATAGAGCATCATCAATTAAATCATCGTCAATTGAATCCCCTATGAGTTTATCAGGATCAAGCGCGTCATCGGAAAAATCGTCATTCTCTATGTGGTGTCCCATTTCAGCATATACCGATCCTTGAGATGTATGCGGATCAACTACGTGAGCAACAGGAATAACTAAGGCAACGCCGTTGGGCTTTGTATCGGTCATGGCTCCGGCTGTGGTCGCGCTTAAATACAGTCTTTCGCCTGACGTCCAAGTTTCGCCAACAGGCGATCCATCTGTGTCCCAATCCCTTACAATCCCAGAAACAGTGACATAACCGTTTGTATTATCTTCTATGTCGTGAGTTGCTATTCCTAATAAATGAGATGTGCCTACTACATCTGCTTGGGCAAGCGCCATTGTAGGGATGTGTCCAACATTACCTGTTTGATAAACAACTTGTCCATTAAGAATAGTTGAGCCCGATGTATTCCTTGCAAAGATCCATTCTTCCTCGCCAACATTCAAAGCCACATCAGATTCAGCATTGAACAACTTAAAAGTATCATCATCTGAATCATAAAATATACGCCCCTCTGAGTGGGCAACGGTGGCTGTAGGTATAAGATCAATATACACCCAAGAAGAGTCATTTGGTATTCCAAAAACGGTTCCTGTAAACGTTACATCGGCTGGAATGATGATGGTACTTGAAGAAGTAAGAGTGTCGCCAATCACTAATTTCTGACTGAGGAGATATGTAACAAATCCTGTGGAATCGGCCAACTTGTAAACATAAAGACTATCACCTTCAACTAACAAGCTTGTTTTGGTGCGCCCTTGGGCAAATAAATCGCCTATAAAAAACGTACAAAACAGTAACAACGCCATCAATAATCTTTTCTTCACAACAAACTCCTTTTTTTAATCCCTCTAATATAAAGGACAATTGTGCTATTATAGCTTAAAACCAATTCAAAACAACTCAGAATACCACAGACATCAAATCTACATTGCTGTATTCGTCATTCTTGAACACATAATCTCTCATCATCCCCTCTTTCTTGAATCCAGCCATTTCATATAACCTGACCGCATCCGTATTCCAAGGGAACACGGTCAAGTACAATCTGTGGATGCCCTCTTCCAACTCTTCTGCCCTTTTAATTGACCACTTAACCATCGCCTTTCCATATCCGTTGCCTTGGTGATCTGGGTGTACAACAAATCCGACTTCACAACGCCGATGATATAAAGACTCATGGGTAAATGTAACGTACCCAATATACAATCCAGTCGATACCTCAACAACAAGATAGATTTGTACATCCAGATTCTTAGAATATTCCATATACCAACGTTCCTGATCCTCTCTCGTCACCCGCTTGTCTTTAAACAAAAACTTGGTAACATCTGGATGTTGCCTCGTTGTTCTTAGAAATTCACTTGCTTCTGGTTTCAAACAATTTTTTACAAAATACTCGTATCTCAATTTGGCCATGTGATTTATCTCCCGAAAAAGTCCATAATTGCCTGTGATATTCTTTGTACATCTTGCTTTGTTAACTCCAAATGGCAAGGCAAACTGATTAGCCGCTCCCATTCATACTCTACAACTTCCATATGCCTCGTATAATCCTCAAATATTGGATAAAGGTGATTTGGATAATAGTGAACACCTGGAAATATATCTTCACGATTCAACCGCTCAATTAAACCATCCCTGCTACTTCTTGGAACTTTGATCGCTACAATGTGACAAGATGAAACTGAGCCGTCCGGTTCCTCAAGTCCTACAAATTTCACCCTATTGCTTGTTATATACTTCTCATACCATCGCCGAATTTGGCGCCTGTGTAAATTGTGTGCCGGTAAATGTTCAAGTTGATTAATACCGATAATTGACGTTATGTCGTTTGGGTGATACTTGAACCCTAATTCTTTAACATTATACATCCAATTATAGCCATTGCTTTCTCCGGCTTTGGTTCTAACAAAAGTGCTCTTATCAATCCCCAACCACCTTAATCTTCTCAGCCTTTCAGCCACAGTCGACAAATTAGTGGTTATCATGCCACCATCGCCCATCGGCAGATTCTTTACAGCATGAAAACTGAAACAAGTCAACCCGAAATGGTATGGATTTGATCCAACGGCCTTTCCGTTTTTATATCTCGCTCCGGCTGCGTGTGCTGCGTCTTCAATAATCGGAATGTTAAATTCATTAGCCAAAGCATAGAACGGCTCCATGTCTATCGGTTGACCAGCATAGTGAACCACCATTATTGCCCTTATTGTTGTTCTGCCGCATTGTTCCCTTAAATCATCATAGGACATGTTCATAGTGAACTTATCAACGTCAATGAACACAGGATTTGCCTTTTCATATAGAATGACGGCATTAGTTGATATAAAAGTCATCGGCGTGGTCGCAACCTTCATGCCTTCTGTGATATTAAGCGCCTTCAAAGCAAGGTGAAGAGCGGCTGTACAAGAATTCACCGCCACAGCGTGACGCGCTCCGACATAGGCCGCGAACTTGTTTTCAAATTCTTCAGTTTTTGGCCCAAGTCCCACCCATCCTGATTTCATTATCTCGGCAATGTCCCCAAGCACTTCTTCGGGTTCAAATTTAGGTTTGAATAATTGAATTGGCTTCATTTTTGGTACTCCTTAGCAAGATTCATCAGTTGCTGCGCTCTTACTTTGTATGTGTGTTCTTGCTTCAATCTCTTTCTGCCGGCCAAATACATCTTACGTCTCAAAGTATTATCATTTATCAACTCTCTGATCCTCTCGACCATTTGGCTGTAGCTTGAAAAATAAGCGATCTCTTTCCCATCTGTAAACATTTCCTCGCAACCCTTCCAACGAGATGATACAAACGTCCCGCACCCCATAGAATTGAACGCCCTGTTGGAAGTGTAATAGTTAATATCATTGAAAGCGTTAAATCCAACCAACACTTTAGCTCTCGATGCGGCTTCAGCATAATCCGCTCCGAATAATACATTCTTGGCGGTGCCGTCCCAACCGTGTCCATATAGCATAACGCTGATACCAGGTTCAGTCTTCAACCTCATCAACCAATCTCTTCTCACAGCCGATTCAGGAAAGATGTTATTATAATTTGAACCAAAAAACGCTACATCAACCATTTCATCAATCTTTAAGTCTTTTTGGAATGTATCCAAATCAGTTGCCGTATGGTGATACACTACTTTCTTGGGCTTGTACCTTTCCAAGCCCCTCTTCTCATCTTCATCATCAGAGTTGATAAGAAATGCGTCATAGTACGGCAAACACCTGGTCAAAACTTCTGGCCACTCCTGTCTTTTATCCCCATAAAATAGGAAGATCGGGACATCAAGACTTTGCTTAATCTCTTTCAATACTGCTGGTGTGAACTTCTCTCCTTTATTAATCAAGATGAAGTCCGGCTCAAAAGATATACCGCAGTGTATGGTATCTGTAATCAACCCATTCACTCCCCTCTCGCTGAATATTTGACGAAAGTCCAAAGCCCTCACGTCAAGACCTGCTTCAAACATTCCCTTCAAACGATACTTATCAGAACAGTGTCTGCTATACACCCCGATATATAGACATTTCATATTCGCGCCTCGCAATGGATGTCCCCATCCTCTCTGAATTCAAACGTGTTTTTTGCTTCCGGTCTTGTCTCTCCAACGTGTACATCCACCCGAGAAAATCCCGCTGATTCCAATTTCATTTTTAAAAGTTCCGGTGTAAACAATTGACGGTTCAAAGTTCCGGCGTGTTTTGAATGTCCAAGCATATTGATTCTGCCCCATCCATCAAGATATGAAACGTTCCTTTCGACATATGCTCTCAACCACTCTTTCAAATAAATGACCGCGTTGGGACAACGTAAAATTACAACGCCGTCCGGTCTGAGAATCTCTTTCCAGTGGACAAGCGCTTCCATAAAATGGGACGGCTCAATATGCTCTATTGTATGGATGCACAAAATCTCTTTTACTGATTTTGGTGGGAAACCTGTCTTGGCCGCGTCTGCTTTTAACTGGGCTACATCTTCATATTTGTCGATATTGATGTATCCCTTAAAAATTCTTTTGCCGCAACCGATGTGTAATTTAACGCCGTCTGCTGGTATATCCCACTTTTTTTCCATTATTTTGGCCTGTTGTTAAGTAATTGTTTTTATTGGATTTAAGATGACCGAATTTTTGTGTCGAGGATGTGTTTGTGCGCAAGAATTTGGATTTCACCTGTGCCTTGATACCAGCACATTTGTGCTTTTCCAGACTTAACCGAATTTTAGTCATTGTTTCCCATAGACTTATGGAAGGCGGCTTTGGTACCATAAACGGACGAATTGGCGTACACAGTTGGCCATTAGATTGCGGATATGGTTGTTTTTGTACAATTTGTGTAACTTGCTCCATTGCGCGTCCTAATTCGGCAAGCGCATTGCCGAGGTCTTTTAATTTATTTAATGAAATCACAATTTCCGGTATGGTTTTAGCTACCATTTTATTTTTCCAATTCGGTTGTTTCCGGTATGGTTTTCGCTACTACAGAATTTTGTTGAAAATTTGCATCCGAGATCGCCCAGATATTTGGCTCCCAATAATTGAAAATCCCAGTGACTTTTATCGTTACAACCTTGTTGATTCTGATCGCCGAAGCGTTGACGACTTGTCCTTTTGCTGAAACTGAAAAAGAGTCATTGTCGATTTCAATTTGTAATTCGCCGCTGTTGTCTTCATAATAAGAGTCCTGAATTTGGAACGTTACAGCGCCGCCTGTTCCGGTAAATTGGATGGAGTAAGTGTGATCTGAATTCCACTCTCCCCAATCAACTTTCTTACCATCTAAAAGTAAATTCACGGTTGCTCTGTCGCCCCAATTGTCCGGCATTACATCTGGTTCTTCAGTTTTCATGGTATCAAAAAAGACAACGCTCCATCTCGGTGGTGGTCTATTATCAATCATCACGTAAATTACCGCCTCTGAAAATCCACTTTCATTATTTGAAAAATCCAAAGCTGTAATCGCAAAACGATATGTTACGCCCCAAACCAATCCGCCTAATCTAAAAGACGTGATGTTGCCGACATCAAGTACATTACCGAAAGACGAATCAGCCGCCAGTCCGTAATAAATCTTGTATCTGCTCAAATCCGCCTCGCTATTTGGATCCCAAGATACTGTTACGGCTCCTAATGTCGGCAATGGTTTTGGTGTTGGCGTTGGTAACGCCGACATTACATTGCCGCCGCTACCGCACGCTGTACACACCAAGAATATGAAGGGTAATAATCTCATTATGATTTCGGGTGAATGGTAATAATCAATCTTGCTGGCGGTCTATTATCAATCCTGGGATCGACCTTTAACTTTAAAACAGTGAATACTGATGGTATGTTATTTTCTCCGGCGGCTCCACTCGGCTTGAGTCTGGTGACCCACGCTCGTATGGTGTGTAAGCCAACTTTAGCTGTTAAATCTGCTTCCACAACAATCTTAGCCCCTTCCACAAACGACAACGGATCGTTTTGTTTCAAGTCCTCTGTAGCACCATCCTCATATAGCGCTCTGATGTGATACAAGAAAATATCAGTGGGCGGGAGCGGGTCACCATCATTCAAAGTTGTTACTTCTATCACTCGAAGTTCAACCGTATCGCCCTGAATAACGGTCAACTGGGTATCATTATCAACAATGGTGAACTCTATTCCGGACAACACTGCCGTTGAATCACTTTTCGTTTGTCCGGACAAAGCCATAGGAATTAACATACACAACACGAATATTGCTAATCTTTTCATAACAAACACTCCTTTTTGTACAGTTCAAAAGTATCCACAAACGTTTGCGCTCTTTCTTCATAAGTATGGGATCTGGCTATCTCTCTGCCTTTATCCGATAGCCTCTGGCGCTCTTCTTCATGGTCTAAGAAATAATTTATCAAATTGTTCATCTCTTCTTTGGTTTTGTACTGAGGTACACTATCTCCAAATATGTCCTGTATCCCTTTATTATATGCCGCCAAAACAAACCCGCCACTCGCTAATGTATCAAAGATTTTCATCGGTACAAATCCGTGTACGCCCATATCCTCGTGACCATCAACAAGTGTAATTTTTGCCCTGTTATATATTTTATCCAAATCCTCATACTTCCAATATTGTCCGGCGAACCATTTGTGCATGTAGTCATATCGACCCATATGCCATTTGTGTCCATATATCTGGACTTTGGCGCCCTCTGGCGGAGTCAACCATTGTATTGCTTTCCTGCCGTATTCCAAACCGCCCCGAGCGTTGCCGATGAATAAAATATCAATTGGACTCACGTCATCGTCTTTTTCATACTCGGGTAAATTAAAATCAGTACAGGACAAAAGCGGATCCATAACAACGTTTGGGTGCCACTTTTTAATAGTCTCCAACCAATACTTGGACAAACAAAAGATAACGTGATACTTTGCGATCTCATCTGGAGTCATCTTAGTCGGGTGACTATAATGCCAGCAGATGTTGACGTTGGTCGGAGATATGTTTAAAAAGAATGGCCAACTCAATCGTTGTTTGTACGGCGATCCCCACAGATATACTGTAAAATCGGCATCTCTCGGTTCAACTCCGACATTAGCGTCAAAGAGTTTTTCAAAGGCCTCTTGTAGTTTCTTCTTCACCCAATAATCGCCCCAACAATAATAGGTTTGTTTATCGATGTCTGCCCAAGTTTCGATGTTAATATTGTAACGCCCTATCATCTTCGGTTTTGTTTTCGGTATTGGCCTCATAGCATATCCAAAATTGTGATATGGTTTTCGTGGAGCCGGAGTTGGTCTTGTTACATTCGCGTTGATGATGTTTTTTGTTTTTCTGTCTCTGCCGCCTGTAAGCATATTCTCTCTCCTTTCTATTTCATCTCTTTTTCTTTCTGTTCTGTAAACGCGCTCCGGCCTGATTTTTTTATCATCATCATCATTACACTGCGTCTTTTCTCTTTGTCTGCCACCTGTAAGCACTTAATTCACCCAAATTGGATGTACAGAATCTTTCGCATTCCGCTCATCATCTATGAGAAAGAATGTTTGTTTTGGCGGCTCAAACTCCGCTCTAATATCAACAGCAAATTCGCTGTAACCGATTACAGAACCATTAATCATCGCCTTGCCGAAGTCCTTTTGTTGATGCCAATGACCCATCACATCCAAGTCAGCATTAATCGACATGTTCCAATTGTTAATCGCTTTGTGCATCGGAATGGAAACACCGCCAACGCCGCCCGCAAATCGGAATGTGTCGCCGTGATTCGCTCTTATCCGAAATCTCCCAATGTCTTGATATATGAGCGTTCCAGCGGCAATATTGAATTCAACTCTATTCTCTTTTTGCTTCTTGTACATGAGCCGGAGCATTTGATACAGCAACCATTCATAGCTCATACGAGCTTTAATCGAATGTGGCCTGAACTTAACGTTTCGACCGTGGTTGCCATAAAGACAAGGGATCGTTATCTTCTCAACTGGCGCGTGCTCTAACAGATAATCAATACCAGCCATCAAAAGTTCCAATGCGTAAAGTGTCGCTTCAGTCGGAGTGAGGAAATTATTAACTACAAATTCCTCATGGATATATCCAGTGATAAAGTCTCCAAGGAAGAACAAGCAAAGATTATCAATGTGCCAGAATTTCTGCTCGTGCTCCAATCTTTGAACAAGCCGAACAAAATATATTTCAGTGCGCCGCTTTGCCTCATCAAGATCATAGAAGTTCAAATCATTGACCCGCGCCGCTTGAACCTGCTCTTCAATGTGAACATCGCCAAATAAACCAAC